CGGTAATAAAGCCCATCACATAACAAACGACAGAGCGACCAATCAGTATTTGGTTCAATATCGTCCTGACGAAGCACAATGCGGGTTGCTATCACTTTTTGATCTTTTCGTGCAGCAATGAAATCACGGATTGATGCATCTGTTATGTGGCCATAAATAGGAAAGATTGTCGTCCAAACAGTTTCACGGTCTCCACTACCATCATTTTTTAAAACAGATTGTTTGCTTTGAACTTCAATGTATTGGTTTAAACTCCCTGCTTGCACATCACACCCCCATTTTTCGATAAGGCAGCATGAAGTTTTCCACTGCACGGTTGACGTATAAATTGACTTCACTTTGAGCCGCTCGGTTCTCATACATATCCGTTATGACCAACAAGGCCGCATAGGCAAGGTCCTCAGGAAATTCACCATTAATAAGTACGTCATCCAAGGGCTTATCGATAAAATTTTCAATGTGTTTTAAAGCTGCTTTTGTGAGTAATTGAATGTAATCGTCATCACGGTTATGCAGGACTCGCAGCTGCTTCTTCACAATGGCTGGGTCAATGTAATTACTCATAAAAATAGCCTTTTTAAGACGAAAAAAGAGGTAAAAAAAAGCAGCCCCGAAGGACTGCTTTTTAAGATTTCTGGATTATGTACCAACAACTTCCACAGCTTCAGAAACTGCACCACCCAAGACTGCAAACAATACGGCATGCTCACCAGCTGCAAGCGGATTTGGTGTGAACTCCCATGCGCCAGTGTTATCTGCAACAGTTGAAGCCGTTGCGATATTATTTTCGCGTAGAACGATAATGCTATTCGGCTCTGCTGTACCTGAAAGCTCTGCCGTTGTATTTGTTTCTACGACAGGTGTATCAAGTTCTTCAATCGCAGGTAAATCCCCTGAAACACAAGCATCAGGCAATACAACACCAAAGGCTGCACGCATTTCCGCACGCAATGTCACCAGGTTCTTTGTAAAGTTACTACCATCTTCACTTGATGCATCAACATGGACTTCTTCACGCACATAGCCAGCAGTCCCCATTGAAATATTGCCAACCCAATACTTAAACACTGGCATTGCAGCAGTTAAAATTACAGGCAAATTCCAAAGTACTGGCTGAACAGCTGCACCTGGTGCACCAAATACATAATGGCCATCTGTACCCTTGATACGTTCAATCGCACCCCAAGATTCAGGATTCAATAAAATATATTCAGGTAAAACACCTGCTGCACCAGCACGGTATTTAGCACGGCTTAAAACATCAATAGCGCTATCGTTGGCACCTACAGCAACAGTTAAATGAGTACCTGCTTCAATTAAGCCAATAAATGAACGCGCACCTGTCGATTTGCCATCACCATTTACTAATTTGTATTCAAGCTTTAAACGTACACCATACGCCAAACGCCCTTCAATATATGATGCTAAGGTTGGCATATCTGACAGCAACTGGTTCGATACACGAATCCAGTGCGCAATCGTACCCACAGCTAAATCAATCACGCCAAATTCAATATCGGATTCAGGCTTATCTGCTGCCTCCTCTACTAAATCGGCCATAATGTCATAGGCTGACTCACGGAATAGTGGAATCAGTTTTTCACTGATAGGTGTAAAGCTAATCAAATCCAGTAAAGCTAATGCACGTGTGGCTGTAGTAATTGTCCCTGAAGCAAATTGGGTATTTGAAGGCAAGCCATCCAAAGTCACAATATTACGTGCTTGGATACCATCAATCGAAAATTTACCGCGTGAACGAACAATAGCAGCAGCTTGATCAGCAATATCTTTATTGCGAATCAAAATAGATGCCACACTATCTTGCTCTGGCTTGCTACGATCGTGAATATTATCGATCAGTTTCTGTTGGACATCTTCAAGATCAGACGAAAGCTGTTTAAATTCTTTAGCACGCGCTTCAAGCTCATCTCGAACTTCTTGTGGTAATTCAACTTTGCCTTCAAGTTTTTCTTTATAGCGTGTGATTAAGTCATCAAGCTGCTGTTTACGTGTTTTTAAATCAGCACAAAGCTGTTCAAATTCTTTTGCAGCAGCTGTATCACGTGTGTGCAAGCCTAAAAATGGAGAATGGATATTTCCAGCAGCAGCTGATCCGATTGCTAAAGCGACTTGGTTTTTTGATAAAGCATTCATACTAATTTTCCTATACATAGAAAATGAAAAACCCGCTTAAAGCGGGTAATAAATAAATTTTGATTTGCTCAGCCATCAAGCCAAGCAAGGGGATCTTTCTTTGACACTGGTTCTTCATGCGGTTTTTGCATTCCAGACAAACGTGCCATCAATTTTTTAGCGTAATCGCCAGGAAAGCCCATAGAACGAATAAGCTCTTCAGCATCATCTTCTGTTTTGATGGAATCAATCGCATCATCATTGATGATTCTGGCAGCACTATCTGCTGGCTCATCTACAACACTAATTTCATAAATATCAGCACGTTTGATTTCAACATGTGTACCTTTATCCTCTATATCCATTGGATTCGGAGGATAAAATGCAATCGAGAAACCATCTACGGTTTCATGCTTGACCATGGCTGCTACTTGCTGCGCCCAATACAAACCAGGTGTAAATTCCAGCTCTAAATAAAGACCAATATCGTCTTCTTTTAAAACTGTATATTTACCAATTCGCAATGCCATCAGCGAATCAACCCAATACATACGCCAGCCATGGTTATAATATGCATGGACTTTTTTATTCCCTGCTGTGAAGGCGGCACAAACTTCAGCAAATGCTCCACGAATGAATTTTTCACCGTAGAAATTAATTGAATCCCATTTCACAGCGTAGCCACTGACCTTTACCGCACCAGTTTTATCATCCTGAATGAAACGTAAATTTTCAGCCCCAATTGGCATGCGCCGGCATTGAACTTTCGGCAAGGTTGGTAGTGCTTTATTACGCACTAGCAGGTTTTGATTCATCAGCTTTCGCTCCGTAATTGCCGCTTTTCATACGTTCGGCTGTTGTCATGTTCACTGGAACCAGTAGGAAATTGGCATTAGGATCAGGGTTATCGCCTTCCTCCATCTGGATCTGATATGGACTAGCTTGACCAGACATAATGCGTTCTTTGTTAGACTTAACTCGCTCAAGGTAGGAAGCACGTAACAAGTCCTTGGTCTTAAACTCGAACTCATATTCATCCCATTCATGTCTTTGCAATAGGTGAATACGTGCACTTTCTTCTATTCGCTCCAAATATGGCCGCAAACCGAACTTATGAAAGCCATCGACCAACTGTTCGATACCACTACCCCATGTCGTGCTGGAATCAGTACTAAAAATTAGGATCGGATTCACACCGAAATAACGGCATGCCTCTTCAACCGCCATCTTGCGAATTTCAATCAATTCAAGATCTTCAGGTGTTAGGCTGATTTGCTCGAATTTCATATCACCTTCGAGCACTGGCATATCACCATCATCGCCATTCACGAGAATATCCATTTCATTACGAATTTCGTCACGCTGCTCTTTTTTAAGCCATTTTGGTGTCAAAATTGCACCTGTTGGCTTTGCACCATTCGACATCAAACGCGAAGTCTTGTCGCTGCCAGCCAAACCGATGCCAATGGATTGTGCTCCATAAGCAATAGGAGACATCCCCACAAAACCAGTGCCAAATAGTTTGATATGCCAAATTTCTTTATCGGTATATTCGACAGTTTTACTACCAATCTTGCATTTATAAAGTGGTGCTCCATCGTCTCGGATGCTCGGATCTACCGAACCAGAGTTAATGACTTGCAAGCTGACTAACTTTTTGCCAATAAAATCCTTTTTGACATAAGCATTCCCCGCGACCAAATTCAGCATGAGCTGTTCAAAAAACTCAACGCGGGTTTGATAGCGGTTCGGCTTGTTATAAAGCAGCCGAATCACATCATGATCTTTAACTTGAGCACGGGTTCCATCAGACTTTAACTGGAACATTTGCAAAGGAAGGGTCGCCACAGATTCAGTCAGAATTTTGACACAGGCAAAAACAGCACTCAGTGTCATGGCACTGTCAAAAGTGACAGGTTTGGCGGTTCTAAAACCAGAACGGGGACGATCAATAATGGTCGTCCCCGTTTTGTCTTGCATTGGTCCCGTTCCCCGAACCTTCAGACTATCGCGATTGTTTTTATCACGACTTTTTACTTTATCGCGCTTTTTACTCATCGCTTTTTCACCTTGATCATGTCATTCAACCAATCATCAATACTTCCTGAATCTTCACCAGGGATTAAATCGAATACTTGCTCATTGTCATAATACATAGCGCGACTTGCACCAATAATCATGCCGACAGCAGCATCAATTTTCTTTGCCCTTGAAATCTTTCTTGGGAAAATATTTTCCTTCCCGTCTTCTTTTACAACAACATTTAGAACACACCATTTCAGTACTGGATCACCGTTATGATGCAGACGACCTTCAACAAGCAACTGTTCAATCCAACGCATCGCAGGACTTAAATGTTCTACTCGCTGCGGAACTTCAATCACATTTATATCTTGATCAAGCAAATTAGCTGTCAATTGCGAAGCGTGATATGGGTCATGGCCACATTCATAAAATGGATAATCCAAATGATGCTGCTCAATATCCTCTTGAATACGGTTAAAATCTGTAGATTTCCCTGGTGTTTCAATCAACCATTCATCATCACGCCAAACCCGATATTCATCTGGTCGAGATTCACCATTAATAGCTTCTAGCGATTCAATAACATGCTCATTTAGATAATTTTTTGCAAATACATGCCAGTGGATTACATCATTTTCTAAACGTGGTCGCCAATCAACCCACGAAGCCAAATCAAGTCTACTTGCTAAATCATAACCACCGAAGCCGACAACACCTTTAAATTCCTTTTGCTCGACTTCCGATTCAGCTTTTGCCCAAGATGATTCAGCAATCCAGCCATCTACAGCCCCCACCCATTCATCCAAATGCTTTTGACGAAAAATAGCCTCGTAAGCTGGTGAAATTTTGCATTTATCAAAACCGCCCTGAAGATACTCAGGTTTGACCGAAATTCCATAGTTTGGATTGGCTTTCTCCCAATTTTTGGGGTCCTTCCAATCATCACCCTTGTCTAAACAAAAAATAATGCCGAAATATCGATCATGCTTCCCTTTACCCTCAAGGATTGCTACCACGATTTTTCGCTCTCGATAGCAGATTCCAGTTGTATCTTTGCCTGCCGTGGTAATAGCAAACAATAACGGCTGTGAACGAGACGCAATACCATTGGCAACGATGTCATACATGCCTGAATCTTTATGGGCATGCAGTTCATCAATCAGGCCGCAATGAACGTTAAATCCATCTTTCGATCCATCCCGATCTTGTGACAGCGCCTGCATCGTTGAATTAGTCGTCCGCTGAAAAATAGAGCGCTCTTGATACTCGATACCAAATCTTTCTCGCATTTTTGGCGAGTACTGGACCATTGTTTTAGCCGATCCAAACAAAATATTGGCTTGGTCACGTGTCGTTGCTGCCGCATAAACATTTGAACCTGGTTCACCGTCAATGAAGGACATATACAGCCCGACGGCAGCCAGCCACGTCGTTTTGCCATTTTTCTTAGCAACTTCCAAATACACATAAGTGAAACGACGCAATTTTGCATAATCTATCCATCCATAAAGATTGACCGTTACAAATACCTGCCAAGGCGACATGACCAACAAATTTCGAGTGCCATCAGGCTTTAGTCGAGCAAGATCCCCCTCAACATGCGGACACGTTTCAATGAAAAAGCACGCATGATGTGCGCGCTCTAAATCAAAATTAAATTCAAATTCTATATCTGGATCGAGTGATCCTACTTTCAGCTTTTTTAAAAGCTTCTGAGTTTCAGGCCCAGCCCAATTAACATCAAAACCTGATCGGCTTAAATCATCTACGAATCGTTTGACTGCTAATTTTTCCAGCTTCCCTGCCGTGCGCGCACCAGAACGAACATCGACACAGTACTGGAGCGCAATTTTAAAGTAATCGCGCATATTGACTCACTTTATTAACTAGATCGAAAACTATAATTTTCGTATGGATCATTCTCAGGTTTTGTTGCAGCATCAGCTCCAAGTAAATCTAACTGCTGTTGTTTATTTACTTTAACGCTTGAACGCGCAGCTGGTGTTAAACCAAACTCACGTGCAGTTTTAATAATTTGTTCTTGCAGTTTGTTTCGGATCTGAACAAAGCCAGCCTGAACTTCAAAACCATTTGGAGTCTTTGCCAGCCATTTATCAATATCTTCTAATTTTTCCATCACATCCGCATAGCGCGCGACGTTGTCACAATGCATAGCAAAAACATCACCATCAACAACACTGATTAAACCGGCATTGACCAATGCTGGCCCCAAAGTATCCCAATGTTTTCGCGCTACCCCTTTCACCCAACGCGGGCATGGTGGCATCCCTAAATCTACTGAAGCATTTGCTACCTGTGCATCTGCATCGCGGTCATCTCGAATGCGTGAACCGCTTAACATTTTCTCCTGCAATGACTTAGGAGGTCGTCCCATATTTGACATATCAACCTCTAAAAATTGAAAACTTATTAAATAATAGAGGTATACCCCCCTATGGACTTTTGACCACACAAAAATTACACGGGGGGGCGGTCTTTTATAAGAGGTCGGTTTCGACTTTTGACCCCATATCCCCCATTTATAAAATTTTTGCCAACTGAAGACCGATAGCAATCCCAATACAGATCCCAAAAAACCAAATACACCATTCGAATGACAGCGAATCATCTTGAGGATCATCACTACCAATCCATTTGATTGGAGGTGTTGGAATATCTGGTGGCACAGGCCGATGGCATGGTTGATAACCGTTGCCATTCTTTCCATTAAATTCTTTGCATGCTTTGCAATTACCGCATGGGCTTGAGTCAGTCATAATCTGTATCTCGAATCACACGACACTGGGCATCCACTTCATCAAGTCGAGCAGGTCGCAGACGTTCATAGATTTCTACTTGAGGTTGAGTCTCATCATTCCAAAGGACATGAAGACTTGAACCTGTTTGAACAACAACACCGACATGATCAAAACCCTTGATGTCATCACGGTAGACGACTGGATCACCAAGCAGGATTACTTCGCTCATGCTGGCACCACCTTGAAGTGTGAGTGATGCAAGCGACCACCGTTCCCTTCATGGTCTTGGACAAACACTGTCTTGTCATGGACTTCAATAACAGTGAACACTGCCTTGTCATCACACATCAAAGACTCTTGCGCATACTCAGTGACAACCAGTAAGCGGTCATTCACTTTGAAATTGTTTGTGCTGTCCTTGTTTGCCTTGGTCTTGGTTTGAACTGGCGACCAACTGCCCCGATCTTCGGTAGCGGTTTTGATGTTGTGGTGTGTTTCACATAACGGCTGCCAGTTGCTCTTATCCCAGAACAGAACCTTGTCACCCTTATGCGGAATGATATGGTCAACGACTGTTGCTGGGTTGATGTAACGAGTCTTGTGGCATTCAACGCATAGCGGATGTTCATCAAGGAATGCATCACGAGCTTTAGCCCATTGAGCGTCATAGCCACGCTGATGTGCGGTGCCGCGCTCTCGGTCTTTCTTTTTGATCTTGTCTTGATGGTTATCGCAATAACCTTGGTTCGCCGCGTACTCTTTGCAACTGTTCACCAGGCATGGACGTTTAGCTTTCTGTGGTGCTTTCTTTGTCATGAACTGAAACCAATTTTGTTTTAATCGAACTGCGAATTAATTTCTTAGAAACTGCATCGGCTGCAACACCAACAAAACCCAATGCATAAGCCAAAACAATTTTTGGTTTAGATAACTTCACTTGGATTTGTACAATCTGTTTCGAATGCATGGCTAAAACCCCATAAAAAAGGGCTGCATGCCCGACATTGACCGAAGACATGCAGCCGAAAAAAAAGAGCCTTTCGGCTCTCTCAGAGGAAACTACAGCGTTTTGATACAGTTTCTCATTGTGGTAAAAACTAACTTAAATCTGTTTCAGTGTCAAATACTAATTTTAATTAGTTTTATTGAGCTGAAAAAACAGCTTTTCATTTGCAACTGAATACTCTCTTTCTATGTCTTCTAAAACTGCCGTGATTGAAGCATTCAAATAACGATGAACTACCAAATAGTGAACACCAGCTAAAACACCTCGATTGCGTACAGTATTTGTATAACTTGCAGGGACCATACAAAATTCAATCAATGCAGTACGGACCACTGGTTCATGATATTCAATAGATACATTTTTTGCTGAGAGTAAATCACGGTACTTCTGCACTAGGTGTTTACCTAGTAACTCAACATTGGTTGAAGTATTTGCACCTAAACACTTCATACGCACTAAATTATCCTGTAATGGACTTAGCTTGGCATAACTCATTGCTACACAAACATCCTGTGCTGTAAGCGCACCATGGCTACCACCACCAATCGCGTCAAAGTTAGTCGTCTTTGGGCTTAATAAGCGAATATATTTTTCCAAAATCTTTATCCTTGTTGAATTTTTAAGCATTGTTACGGGTAAAGGTCTATTTGTTACGGGGTTGTTACGGGTAGACCATTAAAAAAACTTAATAAAAACAATGATTGTTACGGGTGTTACGAGTGTTACGGGGTAAATCACCTCGCGCGGGGAAATATTCAATTGACATAGAATTGAATAAATATAAGCGAATAGAAATTTTTCTCCCGTGCGCGCGCGTGCATAAGCCCGTAACAGCCGTAACAGGGTGTCTGTAATGTAGATGGGGTAAGGCTTTGACAGTGTTACGGGGTGGCGAAAAAGCCCGTAACAGACCCGTAACACCCGTAACAATTGAAGTTATTTTTTTATAATACAGGTGGTACATCATGATCTCCTTTTAACTTATCACGAAACTGTTTGACTTGGGAAGATAGCCATTCTGCTTGTTTTACATTTTCAGGTGGCAAACCAGTAAAAATCATACGCCTTTGAACTTCTTTTCTTTTTTCCTGATAGCCCGCGCCCGTGATCACATCTTCATAGATCCGACCATGACCTTTGGCCACAACACGTTCTGAAGCAATTAAGCTTAAAAACTTATTTGCAGGAATCGCCTTTTCACCGTTCTTATGACACCACTGCCGATAAGCCACATACAGATCATCTGAAAGACAGCAAACAAATGGGTTATCAAGCAACCCTGCCCGCCAATCATCCAGAAACAATTTCCAACCAGGCAAACCAAATTGAATAATTTTCTGTTTGGCCTTGGTCATTGGTGGTTCTGTGTAAGGTGTAAAGTCGGTCAAATCGACAGACAGCAAGTAAGTGTAAAAAGCGTTAATCGCACTGCTATTTGGTTCAAGGCAGTTTTCGATCAAAGCCTTAAGATCGTTGCCTAACTTCTGATTTGGTTCAAGTACAAGGAAACGACGGTCACGTTCCTCAATAGCAAGCGGCTGCACCTCGTTGGATAAGAACACACAGTTAATGTGGTTATTTTGGCTATAACCTGACATGAACTTTTTCTCAATACGAATCTTCTCTCCAGTGATCATGTGTTTGATCAAACCCATCATGCCGAACTTGGACTTATTGTTAAATATTTCTTCAAAAAGACAGTAAAGCTTACGCTCTGCCCAGTCGGTATAAATAGATTCAAGGCCATTTTGACCGAGCGTAACTGAATAACATTCACCATATATACGTGTCATGATCTTCTCAAAGAACAATGATTTACCCGATCCTTGAACCGCACTACACAGCAACACGGATGTATTCAATTTTGCACCAGGATGTTGAAGTGGGTAAGCCAGCCATTTCATTAGCCATTCATATGCAGCTGTTTCCTTGCCACACAAGAATTTGACCAAGTTAATAATCGGGCTACATAGCTCTAACGCATCCCCTTGAGGAATAATCTGATTTTTAGCATCTAAAATTGGTGATATTTCCATACCATCATAAGTATTGATTTGCCCTTCTGTAATGTACATTGAAGGAACAAATACCAAGTCTTCATGCCAAATCATGCGTTTTTCCCTAGACTTTGCCCACATATCGTAAGCACCTGCCCAGTTTTCTTTCATGACATCCGTTCCGACCAACTCACGTCGATAGGTATCCCAACATGCTTTTTTGCCCTCAAGCATAATAAAGCGCTCAATCATTTCCTTTGCTTTCTGGTGACTTTCACCAGTTGCGCGGCCATTGGCATCATCTGCTGAAATGGTTTTACGTTTCGAGTGAGAATTCCAAGTATCAAATACTTTTTTACCGCCAAGCATGGTTTGGAATGCAGCTTTTTTCCAAATCTTCTTGCCATAGTCATCCCAGACATTGGTTTCACCTTCAATTAAACAGAAACGGGCAATCCATTTTTCCATTTGTTCTTCAGGTGAAGGCTCAGGCTGTACAGTATTTCCTGTCGAAATACCCGCGCCCCCGCTTGGCTCAACAACAACATTTTGCTCAAAATCGGGGTCTTGACCCTCAAAATTGTGGGTTGCACTTTTAGGGGGTTCGGGGGAAACCTCAACAGAAGAAATGGCCAATCGGATTTGATTTCCTACCTCTTCCAATCCACAAGCAACATGCAAATCATTGAAGTCCGTATAGACCTTAGAATTCATGCAACAGACTCCTTAATTTGCGTAAAATCAGGCAGAATGATGATGCCACCAGTAATGGCCTGCGCCTCTTGTGCATACTTCAAGCCTGTATCTTCTTTGGCACTGTCATCATCCGCGTAATGTATGAATAAAGAATTGGGATGCTTAGCCTTAAGTACTGACGCTACTTTTGGTAAATTATTTGCTACAAATGCAAGTGCTACTGGAATACCAGAAGCCATAAATGTAGACATTCCCGTTGCATAACCTTCAGCTAAACCAATGTAGTACGGGTTGTATAGATCTGGCTGAACTTCTCCAATCATAAAAAATAGCCCACCCATACGCCCCCCACCATTTTCCCACTTGCCGTCTTCGTTCACGTCACCAGTGATGTAGAGCTTTGTCCCATCTGGTTGGATTGTCTGAAGGTTCCAAATTTTCCCGTTTTCATCAATTGCCGGGATCAGAATATTGCCATCATGGGTGATCTTGATTTTTGGGTCTTTATCAACCTGCTTTTCTGTCAAATACAAGCTCTGTTCACCCAAATACGCATTACGAAAAATGCCCTCTGCTTTACGTGCAATTTGTTCCTGGCGTTTCAGTTCACGTTCACGTTGTTCTTTTGCGCGTAATTCACGTTCTTTACGCCAAGTTGCTCGATGTTCATCGGTAATCTTAGAACTTGCGTCTAGTCCGACAATTGCACCGACTTCTTGAATCACTTCTAGGAACTTCATGTGGGTGCATTTTTCAATAAGGCTAATGCCATCACCTGGTCCACATTGCTGGCAGTAATAATCACCACTGCCATTTTTATCGTCATAGCGAAAACGGTCACTTCCGCCACAAGCTGGGCATGGCGTTTTCTTTTTCCACTGAACTTCA